GTACAGCCCAGAGTGCTAACCGATCTAGTGCACTACCTACAAAACTCAGCTGTGTTTAGCGCGTCACTGTTTTCGCCGTTGTGGGGTTTGGCGTTGAGGGCTTGGTTGCGTGTTTGTTGGCGTTGTGCTGTTTTGCGATTGACATAGATGGCTCCTCGTTTGGCGTTGCATGTGGGGCATGAGGGTACGAGGTTGCTGAGTGAGTCGTCTCCACCGGCATCGTGTTCGAGTAGGTGGTCTGCTTGGAATGTTTTGTCCCAGGGTTTGCCGCACCAGTGGCAGTCTGGGTGTCCTTCTAGGAGCGCTTGTCTGTTGGCTCTGTATTGTGCTGTGGTTTTTCTGTTGCCTGCCATGCGTGTGTGTCCTTGTCGGGTGGTCTGTGGCTTATGTTACTAGCGCCCCTCGCTTCGCATCGGGTTGCTCTCGGGCGTGTGAGCGAGTTGTGTGGTTTGTGCCAGCCCCCACTTTCAGTTTGTAACTGTGGCAGGTGGTTTGTTTAGGACGGTCAGCCATTCGCATTTATGAAGTTCGTACTCTGCACAGTGGCTTCTCTACAGCCCTTCACGTCAAGTCATCACAGGTGGTAGTGCGCACTGCTCTACCCTCGTTCCCGAGTGTTATGCCAACACAGTGCAATTCCGTATGTGGCCGTGGTCGTATGTAGTTATTTAGTCTTTACGCAGTTTCAGTATCGCTGCAATGCCGAGGCAGAATAGCAGGCCATACCAGAAGTTCACGAGCATTGCATGAGCTCCAAGAGAGGCAACTTATCATTGCTTTGTACGCCTAAGTAGTGGCGCTCTGAAACTGTCCTGATGGCATGGCAACAATGGCACACCATTTGGCATTTAGCAATCTCAGCATCAATAACATCTAAAGGCTGGGTCTTAGCGTTTGACAATGCAAAACTCTTTTGTGATGGGTCGAGATGGTCAAATGCAAACATGATCACTGACCAATCCTCGCAAGGTAGCCCACAGTCAAAGCACTCACCAATGGCGACCTTTTGAGCGTCTATGTAATCTTGTATAAAGCCAACTTTGTTACGCGCACCATAAGCGCTGCGAGGCCTGCCTTTTAGTTTTATTTGGCCGTTCGCTTTCATGCGTTCATAACGAGCATTGGCATAAGCCCTCATGTTTGCAAGCCTGACTTGTTTTACAGATGGGTCAAGGTTGCGCCAATAATCTTTATGCTTGCTCATTGAGGCCCTAAGCGCTCTGCGATGGCTTGCAGGTTCTGTGGTCGCCACAGATGGTATTCCCCACCGGCACTCACTATTGCCTCACCCCAATCAAGCTGATGCTCAGAAAGTCTGCCCAGGTCGGTTTTTAGTTCTGCAAAGATGAGGCCTCGGCTTTTGTGCACGAGAACTAGATCAGGAAAGCCACGGCCATCTGAGCGCCATACACCTGGCCTAACCATTTTGGGTGACGCGTGAAAGATTAGCCAGCCTTGCGATTTAGCGAGGCGTATCACCTGATCCATGAATATGGCCTCTGATGCTTCAGTCATGGGTGGCATTGTTGAGCTGCTTTACGAGTTGTCGGTTGATTGCCATAAGCCTGCCACATTCCTCAGCGAGGACTGCGCATTGCTGTGCCATGTTGCCTGCACAGTGGCAGTCAGGGTCGCTGTTTAGTTTGGCTGTGCAGTCTGGGTAGTGGTATTGCCCATTCAGGCAGTAGGGCATCATTTCTTGCTTGCCTGACCTAGTAGAAGTCCAGTCATGAACACGCTGAACACCATAATTACGAGGCCTAGAAACTCAGTCATTATCGACCTTCCACAATGCTGCAAGTTTGATTGTTAGTTCGTCAATGCGTGTTTGCATTAGCCCCACTTTTATTGACTCTTTGTAGAGCATTTCCTGTAAAGATACGACCTTACGCAGTAATTCGTTGCGTTCAATAATTACATCTGTTAGGTGGTCGCGCAAAGTTCCGTTGTCGCTCAAAATGGCTCCTCCTCGGGCAGTGGAATTACATCGGGCTCATTATTCTTGAGGGCTTCAATGGCCTTGCTGATTTTGAACTTGTCCCACGATGCCAGGTCTAATGGTGGAAGTTTGCCAGCCTCTTTGAGCAGTTTCTTATACAGCCACACTTGCTTGTCGCTTGGTGCGTTCGCTGGGCGCTCTGTAGTGACACCATCAGAGCTGGTAGTCGTAATGCGCTGCACCTTGCTCATCTCCTCACGGCTAGGGCGTTTGTTGAGGTCTGAGCCTGCATAGCCAGCGTTAGCCAAAGCACGGCCCACAGCGCCTGTCTCGCAGTTTTCAAGATGGCTGGTTTTGTTGATGTGCCCTTCGCCTCGGATTTCCTCAGCCCAACCTGTAGCAATCAAAACATCACCCTCAAAGAGTGACGCGCTAAACACAGCAGAGTTTTGTAGGTAATGCACTAGATCGGTAAGTACCCGAGGCTGTACGCCACGCACATGGCAATCTTTCAGCCATCTGTCGAGCCTGTGAGCTACTGGTTCATAGTCTGCTAGATCAAAGGCCACCGGCATACACCCTTTCCAGACGAGCAATTTCTGTGCTCAAAGCACGAGCCTGGGCTTGCAAAACATCAATGATTTCAAGCAGTTCGCACTGTCTGCAATCCATCTTGGGAAACCAGGTGCTGAGGCCGTGGTTGCATTTGTCGTGGTGCTGCATCTGTTTCAGGTTTAGCGATGGGTGCATTATTGCAAATGCTTCCTCAATGTCCATGTCGGGTGTTCCTTTTCTAACGCTTACAGCGTCTTATTTTTATAACAGATGGGTGGTTTGATTTGCATAGGTCATCGTTCAGGCCGTTGCAGTTGTTCTTTATAGCACCCCAACCGTAAAGCCCTACAGGCCAGCGATAACGCCCACCCTCGGTATGGCCTTTGTAAGCAATCCGATCTACAGCTCGAGCCTGCTGAGCAAATGTGAGCAGGTGGGCTCGGCTGGCTGGTGTGTTGTTCCAGTTATCCCAGGTGCCACGGTAAATGCCAAAAGCAGAAACATACGAGCGTGTGCGATGCTGCGTATTGTTCCCTGTCTCACATTGAGCCAGTTTTACATACCAGGCTTTAGGCATGGGGTGGTTCCATTCCTCTTGCGCGTGGGCTGGTGTCGCCATTAGAGCTGTCGAGAGTATTGCTATAGCCATTATTTTTTTCAATCCTCAAAAACCTCGGTAGGCAATCCCCACGCACCCCAAGTTTCATACCTGGTGGCCACTTGGGCCTGCACGATCAGATTTGTTTCAGGGTCTATAAACACCTGGACTAGTAATTTCCTGTTAGCCGATACTAACGGTATGTAAGTGTACACCTTTGGCTTTTCGCTCACCGGTGGTTCCACCAGGCTAAGAGTATGCAGGTCACGCCTATGCCCATGCCAAAGCCAAAAAGGCTTGACCACCAGAAAACAGCATCGGTGCTCATGACATGGCCTTTACAGCGTCTATGCCTTGCTGGGTGATTGCACACACAATGCCCTGAGAGCCACTTAGGAGGGCTCTACGCGTGCCTGTGTCTTGGATTAGTCCTAGTGTGCGTAAATCGCTGCATCGCTTCCAGTAGCCCTTTATATCGTGACCGTCTAAAACGGCTCGAGCGCCTGCTTCCTCATCGGTCAAGCCAAGAGTGGCGTAAAAATACTGGCGTAGCAAGATTGCTCTGTGGCTTCCTACTCGTAACGGCTTGATTTGCCTGCTGGTTTCAGGGTCTGAAGTCCTGAATAGTGGTAAGTCGGTAAAGGTCATGTCGGGTTCCTTTTGTAGTTGGTTTTGTCACCATAGCAAAATCAAATTGCTTGTGGTGGATACCTACGGTTTGGCTGGTTTTGGTAGGGCTCGCCAGGCTGCTTCTAGAGCGTCACCGTCCTCAGCGTGGCCACCGTTGGCTTTGCCTGCCAGCTCCACGTGTATCCACCTGCCGTTTTTAGACCCGCCATTATCGGTGTCAGTCCATTTACCAGCCTGGCTTACCTTTACGGTTGCAACGCCATCCCTGCCAGGTGCCGTTTATCAGACCGCCGTAGTCGTGTACTTCCTCAATGCCTAGCTCTTTGTAGTACTTGACAAACCACAGCATCGCTTCGACTGCATCGGCGCGGCCTGCTTTGGTGTCTGCAAATCCAATATCGGCTGCACGGCCTGTGGCGTGTACTGACATGCCTTGACCTGATCGCATCTGACGTACTACTAGGGTGCCTAGGTTTGTCATGCCCCACCGGCGACTGCACAGCTGGACAAAGCGTTCGGTGCCTTCCATTTTGGCGGTGGCTGTTTTGTCGTAGCCAGTGTATTTCATGGTGTCGGTGGGTCTTTCGGTTTGTCTTTGAGGCCGTTGCCTGCGAGTAATCCGATGAGGCCACCTGACAGAGTGAGCAACATACTGCTCAATACTGACCAAGCCTCTGCGTCATTGGGTGCCTGTTCGAGAGGCTGTACCACGAATAGAACGCCATACAAAATTGCTATGACGCTAAATAGGAATGATGCTGTGAGTCCTATTCCTACGGTCAGTACTAGGCGTGCTTTGATTTCCTCGTTTGTAAACTTTTCTCTAGCCACAACGGCCTCCTCCTATTTGTACATCTGTGCCAATGGTGACTGGCAGTTTGTTTCTTATGCGTTCGCAGTTTACTTTTGTACGGTCTGAGCAGGCTGTGATGGTGATGGCGAGCAGGCTAATCATGGCTAGGCGTTTCATACTTGGCGATACCCATACACACGGATTTTGCCACCAGTAATGTTTGAACTGGCTGGTGTAATTGTAAATGCTGTATAGGAAGTGGCAACAGCGTGTATGCCTTGGTTCCAAGTTGCCTGTGCTGTTTGCAATGCGCCAAAAGAGTTCATTTGTGTGAACTGAGCCAAAAATGGGTTTTGCAGGTCAACTACAAAACCAGTTGACGATGTGTTGCCACCGGCAATGTATTGCCATGTGGAACCGTTGTTTGTTCCAGCCGAGCCTGATGAGCCACCTGAAAAGTTGACAAATGTCAAACCTTCGTAATAACCAGTAGCCGATGCGCCCAAGGTCATTTGAAATCGCTGTTGTGCAGACTGTGTGCCACCTGAATAGATGATGCGATAGTTGTCGTAGGTTGCGCTGAAAGCACCACTGACCGTTACAGCAGTGTTGCTTGTGCCAACAGTTACTGTGCCGTTGGCTACTGTCGCTGCCGTGCCACCAGTAGATGAGACCGTGATGCCAGACGTTATTAGCACTAGGCCAGCGTCATTTAGGTAGGTGTTGGTGTCGCTCGCTGTGAGCACCTCACCAGTAGTAAAAGTCTTTATAGCCATGTTTAGTATCCTAACTTGTTGTAATTGAGCCTGCCGAAAGTCGGGTTATCAAGCACCAGGTAGGCGTTTAGATCGGCACCCGACACATAATAAGTGAACGAAGCACCGGCAGGAGTTGCTGACATAGTTACACCCTCAATGATGCACTGGTAAGTCGTACCACGAAACGTCACGCCAACTTGTGTGCCAGGGGAATAAGCAAGATTATCAAACGCACCAATTTTGTCTAACTGAAACGATGACTGCGCCTCAGCCATACAAGTAAAAGAACTAATAGCAAAACGTGCTGTGCCGTAGTTAGCCAACAAATACTGTGCAAAATCAGTTGCTTGGCTGGTGCTGGCGTTCAGGGTGTTTGCTTGATACGCCCTGTAAGGCACAGACGCTCCAGCCTGTGTAACTGTTGCAGCTCCGAAAGACTCAGGAGTAACCGTTACCTGGGTGTAAAAGTTATCTGCAAGGCTGTCAAAGTTGATTTTGTTATACACCTGATTAGTTGAATTGTTTGCCGTATCAGAAAAATTGACGCTGTTTATACTTACTGCAAAAGGCGAAATAACAGACACCGACAAAGAATCAAAAGCGTCCCAAATACGACTGTTTGTGGATTGACACACACGACTCACCCAGTCACCCCAAGTGGTGGAAACTGTGGTTGCTGCAAGAGTTGTAGATGATGGCCCACCAAAATAAAAAGTCAAACCTGTTTGTGTGCTTGCGTTACTCATCTGCGAAACGATTGAACCTGCAGCCATTGCGTAATTGTTGCCCTGCATACGCCCAGTTACAGCAAAAGCCCCTTCCATACTTACGCTCAAATAGTCAGCCTGACCTACACCACCTGCATAAGGGATGCCGTACTCAGCAGAAACATTGTCAATACGCCCCGACCAGATTGTGTAAGCAACGCCAGTAGTATTTTGAACTCTTACCCTGGTACCAGCAACCAAAGCCGTAATGGGCGATGCAAAGCCAGTTGGATAACGCATCTCAAAAGACCCAGTAGATGCTTTGACCTGATCTAACTGTGCCTGCCTGCCAAGACTGAACTGTATGTTTTGCACATTAGTAAGTGCCGTATAGGTAATGCCGTCTGTCGAGTACGACACCGTGTAGGTCTGTAAAGGCATGGCTAGAAAATGTTGCTCACACGAATAGGAACAGAACCGTTCTGGCGCATGTAGGTGCGTAGAGCGTTCACAACGGATTGAGGGTCGCCACCGTTTACGTTGATAGTGACGTTGCCGCCACCACCCATGCCAAAGTCCTTCATGCGATCGAGAGGAATGATTGCTTCTGGGCCAGCTTCGCCAGCCGTAATAGTCGTAGCGCGTGTAACCACACCACCGTCAGCCATCAAAGTGCCCAAACCACCTACCGTGATGCCAGCTGCAAGGCTCGCAAAATCAAAGCTAAAACCACCAGACGAAATAGCTGCAGGTGCAATACCGAGCTGGCTTTGAATACCCGCCAAATAAGACTGGGCAGCCGTGACACCAGCATTGTAAAACTTAGTAGCAGCGTTCTTGCCCAACTGATCAGACAAGGCAGTCATGGCCTCAGTCAAAGTGTTAGTGCGTAAAATGCCATCAGCAGAGCCAAGGATTTCCTCAGCAATCAAAGTGCCACTGTTTGTGCCTGCAGCCAACACTTGCTGTAACGCTGTTTCTGACAGGCCACCGGCAATAAGTCGATTGACTAGCACCCCAAAATCTTTGGCTTTTTGTGCCTGTTGCTCAAGCGCGTCTAGGAAGGTTAAAGGTTTGCCAGTCACATCTAGCGCGTCTTTTAGATCAGCAACATTGTCTGCAGCCTCAGCTTGTGCCTTGCCAAAATCAAACGATTCTGTAACGGCAGAGCCCACACTTTTAGCAAAATTGTCAAAAGCGTTTTGAGCTGTTTCTAGTTTGGCTGTGGCTTTGTCAAGTTCGGCTAACAGCTGGTCTTTAATGGCCTGGGCTGCTTCTTTGGCTGCAGCCTTTGTTGCTGCTAAAGCAGCAGCATGTTTCTTGGCTGCGGCTGAGGCCTTGTCTTTAGCAACACTTGACGCGTTGGTTTTCGCTGTGTTGTCGTTCTGGGCAACTGTCAGCTCCTTGACAACTTTAGTGACGTTGCTAGTAGGAGAGTTAAGGCGCTTAAGATAGTCAGCCTGTTGGCCCACTTCTTTATTGACCAAACCAATAGCCGTTAGCAATGGCCCAAGAGCAGGAGTGTTTTTTGCTAGTACGGCAATGCCGGTGGTAATGCGCCCAAACCATTTTTTAGTTGATGTGTCAGCTGTTCCAGTGTCTGTTGTCAAATTGACAAGGACTGAGGCGTAGTCGCTTAGCACTGGGATTAGCTGCTTGCCTACTGTTTCCTCAAGCTCGCCTAAAGCAATCTTTAAGGTAGTAATTTGCCCTTCAAAGGTTTGCGCGTTCTTTGTGGCAGCTCCAGCAAATGAGCCCGAAAGGCTGCTAAGCACGCCGTCTAGGTCTTTGGCTTTGACAGCGTTCTGATCGAGAGGGATGCCAAGTCGAGTGAGAGCTGTGAAGTTGCCAAGTGCCGCACGTGACAATGCAGTGGTGACGCTTTCGAGGCTACGGCCTGAGCCTGCAGCCACATCTAACCCAATTTTAAGTAAGCGCTGTGCTTGCGTGACATCGCCAGTAGCTCTCACCAATTTTGCAAGGGCTGGTCTAAGAGCGTCATCTGCCGTAGCCGTTTGAAACATAAGTGCCGTGACGGAATCCTCAACGGCAGCCACCTGGGCTTTGTTGGCTCCGACAGTGTTCTCAAGAGCAATCTTTAACTGCTCTTGGCTTTTCTGATCCTCAGCAGCTGCCTTAACGGCTTTAGTTAATCCAGCAGTAATAGCGCCGATAGCGGCAATAGCAGCAGGCCCACCGTATTTGCTTAAGGCATAGGTCGCCTTCTGGGTATTTGTCTCAAGCTGTGCAAAAGCCTGGCGTGCTTTTTTTATGCCCTTTTCATCAAAAGCCGAAACGATATTAAGAATGACGCTCATCGAATCCTCATTGCATTGTTAGTTAGTTTCATGACTTTATTGACCAGCTCTTTGACTTGACGCTCCACGTCATCGCTGGCATCTCTGTAGGCCCTGTAAATAACGCGGGAAGGATTGCCAAAACGGTTAGTAAGGTTTTGCCCTAAACCGCCTTCACGGCCCATGTCAAAAATTGTGGCTTGCGGGCTTTTCCACCGGACACCAAAGATGCCTAGGTTTTGCATTCTGCCACCAGGCGCTTCCCTGACGCTTTTGCCACTTGTAAATGCTGTGAGGTTTTTCCTTACCCTGTTAGCAGACCACGACATAATGTCAGCGCCCGACTTGCCTTTCCACGATCTAGCCATGCCCGATAATGGGGCTCCAGAAGGCAGCATTGTTTTTGCGTCCGTAATCACTGGCTGGACAATCTGCTTGAAGTCTCGGGTGATTTCGCGGCGCAGTTTTTTGTCCATTGTGTTTAGTTCTTTTAGCGCCTCTTTAAGACCTAAAACTTCAACACTGTTGGTGGCCATTACTTTCGACTTTCGTTAATGAGTTTGATGACTGTCGAGAGGTCATCAATGGTGAACTCTATCTCACGTGGCCAGAAGCCTGTGGCAATAAGCACCCCCGCTAAAGAATGTCGGTAGGTGCCTCGGAGAAAGGGCGTTCTGTTTCCTCGCTCACAATGTCCAGGCTGACCAGTTTCTTAATAAAGTCATCAAAAACGATTGGCACAACAATGCCGTGGGTTTGGCAGGCGCACCAGCAAAGAAACGCTAAGTCCTCTATGCCGATGCCGTTGGCCATCTCTGACGCTTTGGTTTTAAACTTGCGTTCCCATTGGGTTACAGACCAAAGGTTGGTTGTAACTGTAAATGGGCCTTCGCCTAAATCGGCTTTGAGCTCTAGTTTCATGTCGGGTTTCCCTTGTTGGTTTTGTTACGGAGCTGAAACGGTATAAACACCGCCACGGAATGTAAGCGAAATGCTTGAGAGCTCTCCGAGAGTGGCATCAATAACTGGCAAAGCCTCAAGGTATGTGCCGGTCAAAGTGAACTGTGGGTTAGTTGCACTAGCAGCTCCTGAGGTTGGCTTCAAAACTACGTTAGTGGCTGTGCCAACAAGAGCTGCCAAAGTGGCGTAGGTCTCCGTGGCTGCGTAGCTCATGAACAGCTCGACAGTAAGCTCATGGTCTCCAAGGCCAGCTGTGTAAACGCGCGATGTGCTGCCAAAGGCTGTTGATTCAAGCGCGTCATATTTGACTGTCAATGTTGCTGATGTTGTCTGGTCTGACAGATCAACTGAATTGACAGTGAGTGTTGGGTTGGAAAGGTAAGTGCTGGTAGCCATGTGGGTTACTCCTCTGGAGATGTTTCTACTGTTTTAGCAGATTTTGTGGATGGTTTGTCGGATTTGATAAAGCCACCTTCGATTAGGGCTTCAATGTTGGTGCCCTCGGAAGGCTCAAACTTGTCGCCTGGTGTGCCAAGTCTTGGACTAATGATTGTGTACATTTTCTGCCTTACGCTGTCTGTGCCTGTACGGATACTACTAGGTCGTAGCAGGGATATTCTGCACCGCCGATGAGGTATGCAGTTGGCTGGCCGTTTAGAACAATTACTTTGCTGGAAATGACTTTGGCTGTGATGTCTAATAGCTGGCGTAGCACCGGCAGGTTGGCTGGGCCTGATCCGAGCACTTTAATTGGGAACGTGACGTTGAGGATGTTGCCGTTGCCTGCAAAAGTCGTGAAGGATGGCGCGTCAATAAATACGCAGTTAGGCACAATTTTTGTGGGGTCTGTAACGACCCTTAGACCAGAGACTGTGGCAATCTTGGCTGCCACATCATCTATGGCCTCGTTCAGCAGGTCTGTGTAGGGCACTACGCCACCTGTGGGCGATGGATGCCCAGTAACTGCTTAACGATTGGAGTCATCGCTGAAACGCTTGCAGTGCCCATTCCGTCAAAGGTGGCAAAGGTGTCTTGAACGGAACCTCGAGCACGCCACAATGCAGCTGCATACATGAGAGTACCCAGCGTGACATCGTGGCCTGGTGAAGTTGTCAAGCTGTCAAAATAGCCAGACTCTTGCCTGCGGCGATAACAAAAATCGTTGGCTGCATTTCGTGCCTGAGTAGCAAGCGTGTAATCATCGCTTGGGTTTGTAATTTCTACGCCTAAATATGTAATCAGTTCTGCCACTGTCACCCATGTGCAGTTCTGCGTGTAGGTGATTGTGCCAGCCGATGCAATGCGACCAACGTCTGTGCCGGTGCAAGCAAACAGCACCTGGTTAGGGATGCTGACATTAGCGTCAAATAACAGATCACCTTCTGTGTCTATGCCGATGTACTCATACTTGGGCATGGCATAGACAACAAACGTGCCGTTAAAGGGTGCACCAATAGCGCTAACAGTGATGGATTGCCCCACCTCTATTTCAGTATCGGTCAGTGTTTGTAGCACTGCATAGTTGTCTAGCAGTTGCTTAAAAGTGACTGTGTATGTAGCCATCGGCGGTAGCCGCCTTTCGACTAAGCAATAGCGATTTTTTGAACCTGAGTAGCGTCAGCTACAAACAGACTTGCATACCCGTGATAGCTCATGACCTTGCCCAATGTAGATGGTTCGTCACGTGTGAGCAATCCGCGAATGCTTTCATAAAACTCTATGGCAGCGCCACGAGCTACAACCATTGTGGAACTAGCAAAATTCTTGTCGGCCACTAAATTCAAGCCGAATGGGTTGAAAGTGTTAGCCACTGTGATATCTGCAGAGCCCATACCGTTTACGCCCATAAGTCCTGCTGCGCCCACGTATGGGAACACTGGTCGCTTATCAACGTCAAGTTGTGCGCCCAAAGCGCTCCACACGTTTGGTGAAACAAAAATGTGATCAGGCAAGAAGTTAGTGGCTGTAAGAATGTTGAATGCAGCAACATACATTGCGGTAATCAATGAGCTTGGGTCGTTAGCGGTAACTGTCCATGTAGCGCCCGATGCAGCTGCACCAGCAACAAGACCGTCAGCAGCGAGATTGTCCGAAGCCTGCATGTACTGCCCCATCAAGTCGTTGATAATGATGTCCATCGCACCAGGTGACGAAAAATCCACATCTTGTAAACTCAAAGTCACTTGCCCGGCGATGGTGCTTTTGCTAACCACGTTTGAGGCAATTACTGGGGTAGTTGCTGACACTGCAGCAAGCTCGTTTGCCTGTGTAGCAACGCTGGTATGAGTAGTCCAGGTAGGACGAATAAATGTTTTTTGCGTTCCACCGTCTGGGTAAGCGCGTGCACCGATAGCTGCAACTACTGGACGAATTGACTGGTTAAGATTCGCAAACACAGGCCCGAGCACTGGCACTGGCAAGAGGCCTGGGGTGTCCGTTGTTAGAACATCGCCTGCAGCAGCTTCAAATGCTGATTGCTTTGAGCGCACGTATTCGCGTGTAGCTGCGGCAACATTGTCGAAGGTCGCTCCACCAATGTGCATTGCTGCGAGATACTCGCCAGGTGTTGGGAGATCAAACTTGCGCTTTGGCTGAGCAAAAACTGTTGATGCTTCGATTACTTCTGGAACTGGGGTTTCTGACACTTCGGTCTCCTGTGGCTCTGTGGGTTCAGGCTCATCGGGTGCCGTTTCTGTATTATTGCTCATTTCCTCATCTGATGTGGGGATACTTGCAAGAACTTTTTCTATGGTAGCACCGGCGAATGCTGGCTGTGGCACCAAACTGAGCTCTAACCAGTCAGCTGCTTCTACGATCATGGTGCCTTCATCGTTAAAAGTAAATTTGGTGGGGTTCACGCCAACGCTTACCGAGTCGAGCACGCCATCGGCTGCCAAGACGAGAGCCTCATCGCCTAGCGCGGTGGTGCTTACTTTGGCGGTGAAGTACATTGCGGTCTCGTCATCGGTTCTCTCGCTTACGAGGCCAATGGCCTGAGATGCGTCATGGCTCATGTAGAGCTTGGGGTTTTTGCCGTCTGTTGGCAAAGAGCCAGGCAGAAAGGAAACTACTTGTCCACCTGAGACTGTGGCTTCAGTGTTGTAAGGCAAAGCGATGCCGGTAATGGTGCGCTTAGGTGTCCCATCTTGGGCTGCATCTACAGAAAAGGTTGAGCTGGTGAAACGGATCATGCAAGGGACTCCTGGGTGTTTTCTTGTATTTCAGTGTCGGGCATTTTGTCTGCTACATAGTTTTCCTCTAGGTAACTATCTGTATCAAACTTTACATAGGTGCCACGCGGGAGCACGTTATTCATTGACAATGTGCTGGCAATGCAATCGGCGTATGGCTTGACACCAAAAATGTAAAGGTCAGCGCGTGATTGCTCACTGCTGGTGTAGGCATAAGCACCAGTGGACACGCCCACAAGGTAGGGGGGAACACCGCATAGGCGTGCCAGGTCTAGTGCTGAATACTGTGCTGACTCAATCATCAGCATTTTGTCTGGCGTAGCAGTGCTGGCTTCGTAGCTCAGAAACTCGTTAAGCACTGCGGTCTGGCTTGTCAGTCGAGCTTCTTGAAAAGCAGCGCCAATCTCTGACAGCTCTTGCGCGCTCAACGGCTCGCCACCAGTCTGTTTTAAAACGCCACTAGGCAATGATGACTGAGCGTTCTTAAATCGGCTTTGCTCGACTTTAAGAGCTGTTGAAATTGTCTGATCAGAGCTGTAAACAATGCCCTGAATAGGGCTGAGAAACTGGACGACATTGCGATAGTCAAGTTCGTTACCAGCAAAACTAATTGACTTAGAAGGATGAAAAAAAACGGGCCCCTGCTCGTCTAAAGTCGTAATGCTTCCGGCTGGTAAACGCTGAAATTTTGATGGGAAGCCATCTTGGGTGCGTTCTGTGATGTACCAAAAAGCCCTTCCGTAAAAAAGTAAATCATCCAGCGTCCATGCCATGAGGAAGTTGTAAGTCACGGCAGGGTCTGGCTGGCGTAGCCATGAACGTGGAGCCAGTGGTATTTGTTCCATTTCGCCTGTGGCATCGTCAAAAATTTCGCCGTACATCTTTAGTGGCATACAACCAATAACTGAAGCCAGCAAGTCACGTGATCGAGACACAGTTGCAATGGTCATGGCGCGCTGACGCGCTGCACCTTCTTGATAGTTGTAGAAGTTGTCGATTGGGTTTTTGCTGATGCCTGCTGGCGCGTATCCAACAGCGGCCTGCACTGATGGCGTTGAAATTGCTGCTTTAGTGACTGGCTTATTAAAAATACCCATAGGGGAAGTATGCCACTTTCTGCTGGTGTGGTGTGGTACTGCTCAAATCATCCCGACAACGACAAGAGCAGTACCGCCGTAATCTTAGCGATTTACCACAACCATCATTGGCTTTGCAGCCTGTTTTGGTTTAGACACTTGCGAGACTGACCAGATCATGCACCGGCAAAGTTCGATTGGCCCAGGTGAACGCTGACTGCTGATGACAGCCCCTGAAGGCGTTTTAACTAGGACTGCCCTTGATACATGATCTGCTAAAAGGCTTTCGCCGTGGTGCTTGACTTTGCCTTCGTGAATCATTGAACGGACAAGGCTTGTGAAACGAGTCAGTTCTGCATAGCCAGTGATGGTGGTTCGCCTGCGTAAATTGACCGGTACGTGGATTTCTAAAGTAGGCGTAATTAGCAGCTGCACTTCTGTGTTTTCCATGACCCTGGCAATGGCTGTCCACATGTCAGCCTCGGTCTCAACCACAAACTCAGTTTGGACTATGACTGTGCCCTCGACTTCTACGGCTCTTACGCCACAGTAGCGAGCGTCATCA